AAAAGAAGGGGAACGGCGGCGGGGCATCTTCTATACGTTTTATGCAGATTTCGGCAGGGGGGGTTCCGCTCCATATCACCGCTTCCTCACCGCTTCCTCACCATGGGGGGTACCAGTGTTTCTGCGGGGTACAGGGTATCTCGGAGAGATGGAGAGATAGATTCAAGAAAAAAATATCTGTACCCTGTAGAGTTAGATGATCCCTTGCTGTCGTTGGGCTAGCGTGGAATTCGTCTCGATCCGAGAAACAAACTTTGCGATTTCTTCCTCTCCATCTCACCACTCACAACACCCGTCGTATTGTTGGGATATGGATCTCAAAAGGAGAGGGCGCAAGAAACCCTGGATGGCCACGGGTCGCGGGCGCACTGATCGCAACACTGAAGGGGAAATCAAGAAACCTTTCCTAAACGTCGAGGCGTCTCAATCGAACGCCCTTTACAGCACGGCACAATGGTTGGCCACTCGTGACGCAGTCCTCTACCGGGACCCGCTATGTCAGTGGTGTCTACCTTGTGGATTGGCGGTGGAAGCGACAGAGGCCGATCACATCATCCCTTCTTCACAAGCGACTTCGCATGCTGAGTTCTTTGATCAAGAAAACATTGTGGGCAGTTGCCGATCGTGCAACACCCGTCGCGCCAGCTACACGGCCAAAGGCGTCTATTATGAAACCAAGAAGGAGTGGCAGGATTTCCTCCGCCGCAAGTTCTTCCGAAAACAAACTCGCACATGAGTATGCGATCTCTCCTGAGTGCTGTACGCACAACACTCATCAATGACACCGACATCACGGACCTTGTGTCCTCGGACAAAATCACCTTCGCCCGCAGACCGCAGCGCGATTCGATGCCAGGCATCACGTTCAACATCGGATCCGTGCGATACGATGAAAGCATCCCTTTGGCCACGGAAGCAATTACCTACCGAATCAACATCAACATCTACGGCAGGACTGCTGACGAGACCACTCAGCTACACGATCTGGTCAAGACGAATATCCAAGGTGTCAGCTCAGCCACCTACCATGTGCGTCTTGAGGACGAGCGTTACGGTGTTGACGTGGACAACAACCACGTTGCATTGGTCGGCTCAACATGGCAGATCAGCCAGAGTGGAGAAGCTAACACCGTGAACCACATCAGTCCAGCATTTCAGGGTGCGGACCGCATGAAGTTTAAGTCCAACCTGAGCATGGCCAATGGAGGCACCACGACACTTGATCTGGACACTCATGGTTATGCCCTTGACTTCCCAGTACATAACGGTGCAGCCAGTCACACAATCATCATTCCCGCAGCCGTTGACTACACGGGCAAGATGTACACGTTTGTTTTCGGTGGCAATGTAGATAACAACAGTGTAGTCATCTTTGATCCAGTAGCTGGAAGGATTGAGGGATCGAACACGTACACGGTTGACAGGGGTACTAGCTCCATGACCGTGGTTGCAGTAGAAAACCCTTCCGGGGTGCAGCAATGGAGGATCATCGCATACAAAGGACTACATGACTAAGCCACTAGACAAGATGCGTTTGGCTGTCAACGATCTCAATGACAGCAAGCAGGGCGACAAGGTGAAGGACGCGATTCGCAAAATCGGCGGAGAGGAGCTCCAGCCAATCTTCCAACTAGACGCTGACGGCGACAGGCTGTTCAATATCGTGGTGGATTACCTCAGCGATCGCGGGTTAATCGAAAGTGTTGACGTCATAACAATCACGATGCTAGCCAAATCTCTAGCTATCTACATCGAAGTAGCTCGTCACATGCACGGATACAGCGATGCGATTCAGATATACCCCAATGGCACGAGCAATGTGTCCGGTGCGTTTACGGCTTTGTCCAAAGCGCAGGACCAGGTACTCAAGCTGAGCGCGAAGCTGGGCCTCAGCCCCATGGACCGTTCACGCATCCTTGGCGCGGCAAGCAATGCCCAGGCAGCCAACAACAAGAGCAGCGAAGGCGACGAGATTGACGATTTGATTTGAGCGTAGATGTACAGGCACTGAACAGGATGTGGGATTACGTCGAGGACGTGATCGAAGGCCGCATCGTGTCGTGTGAGTACATCAAGAAGGCATGTCAGAGATATGTCACGGATTGCGAGCGAGAAGATTGGGAGTGGCAATTTAACATAATAACTGCCGCTAGGTACGTCAACTTCATAGAACGTATTTGCATCCACACTAGGGGGGAGATGGCTGGCAAACCATTTGAGCTCGCTCCCTGGCAGGTATTCTTTGTTGGCCAGTTGTTCGGGTGGGTCGACAAGAACGATCCCAAGCGCCGACGATTTACAACAGCCCATCTCTTCGTAGCCCGTAAGAACGGTAAGTCCCAGCTAGCAGCAGCCATCGCGCTGGCTATGGGTGTCCTGGACGGGGACGGCGCTCCTCAGTTAGTCACCGCAGCCACGAAGAGGGACCAAGCTCGAGAGGTGTTCGATGAGATTTGCAGATGCATCAAGTCCAGCGCACCTCTGTCCAAGAGATTCAATGTCCATCGTGCAGAGGTGAAGGCACCGCGTAATGGAGTTATCAAGCCCCTGAGCTCTGACGCAAACACCCTTGACGGTCTCAATCTGAATCTAGCGGTAGTAGACGAATTCCACGCGATGAAAAACGCGGACCTCTACCGCGTCCTGGCTTCATCCATGGGATCTCGCAAGGCTCCCATTATGTTAGCCATCACCACCGCTGGGTTTGTCGCTGATGGGCCATGCGCCATGTTTATGGCTGCGGGCAAATCTGTGCTTGATGGTTTGAAAGAAAATGACAGACTCCTCATCCTTCCCTTTGAGATAGACGAAGGCGACGAGTGGGACGACCCCGAGGTTTGGGCCAAGTCAAACCCTAACCTTTCGGTCTCGATCTCGAAAGAATATCTAGAAAGTCAATGCCAAAACGCAAAGCTCTACGGAAGCCGTTCTATCACCGAGTTTATGGTGAAACACCTGAACATGTTTGTGGGCTCAAGCGCGGTATGGATACCAGACGACGACTGGATGGCCGAGGGCAACTGCCGCCCGGTGTCAACTACACACGTCATCGACGAGAAAACGAACAAACCCGTCGCTTATCTAGGTCTCGATTTGGCCGCAACTGACGACATGACGGCTCTAGCGGTATGCACAGGCAACGACGATCTAGGATGGGGGTTTGAGATGCACTACTTCCTACCCGAGCGAGCGGTAGAACGTAGGTTGGATCGTGATGAAAACACAGTGTACCTGTCTTTCAATGAGCTAGAGAATGTACACATAACTCCAGGCAACGTAACGGACTACAATGTGATCCGTAGATTGGTCAGCGGCCACTACGTGGTGGACGGCAAGGTTGAGTACGACAGCGACAACCTTATGGAGAAGTACAATATCAAAGGCATGGCCTACGACAGATGGAACTCCCTCAACCTCATACGCGACATGGAGGGCGACGGTGTCCCGTGCGATCCGTTTGGCCAAGGCTTCAGCTCTATGTCGTTCCCGTCCAAAGAGTTTGAGAAAAACGCCCTGCAAGGCAAGCTCATGCACGGGGAGGACGAAGTTCTTCGGTGGATGATGGGCAACGTCAATCTACGCCTAGACCCCAGCGGGAACATCAAACCAGACAAAGCCAAGAGCGGTGACAAGATCGACGGCGTTGTTGCTGCGGTCATGGCTATCGGCGAAGCTCTGACCTTCGAAGAGGAAGACACAAACGATTTTGAATTCTTCATGGCTGTGATTGGAGGCGATAGCGTGTAATGCTTTATCACTCACACAGTTATATATACTTTCACGCTTAATCCGACCCCATGGCTGAGAACAGAGGGACCCCAAGTATTTTCCGTAGAATCATTGATGGCGTAAGGGAGAGCCGCTACACGCAGGAGCACTCACCTCTATCGTTCATGGGCCCCTCATCCTTGCTTAATAACACCCTGATTGGTGTAAGCTCAGGGGCGGAATCGCTACAGCTCACAGCGGTGTACGCTTGTGTCAGCCGAATTGCCGACACAATCGCAATGATGCCAGCGAGCGTAGTCAGGGTTGGAAACGATGGTTCTCGGAAGACCATGAAGAACAACCCGGTTCACACACTCATCAGTCGTGAGCCGAATGAATTTATTGGAGCTTATGAGTTCTGGCAACGTATCGTCAGTGACGCTTTGCTCTATGGCGTGGGACACGCATACATCGACAGAAGCTCCGCCAAGGTGCAGATGTACCACATCCCAGCCAGTCGCATATCTGTGGTCACCAACCCACTGACTGGAGAGAAGCTTTACAGTTACGATGGGGCTCCCACTCAGATTCCTCAGCGCGACATCCTAGAGATCCAAGCCTTCAGGGGTCTCAACCCGACACACGTTCAGATCCAGAACCTAAGCACGGCAAAAGCTGTACAGGACTTTGGATCAACCTTCTTTAAGAATGGCGGCATGCTAGGCGGCATCCTCTCCACCAAAGAGCACATGAGTGCGGAGCAGATGAAGCAAGCGCAATCCACCTGGGAGCGCGAGTACTCAGGTAGCCGCAACGCCCACAAGGTGGCCATCTTGGGAGGAGGTTTTCAGTATCAGCCGCTTAGCGTACCGCTCGAGCAGTTGCAGTTTCTTCAGATGAAGAAGTACAGTACCGAGGAGATCTCAAGGATCTACCAGGTACCTCCCGCTATGATTGGCATGGAGAGCAACACGGCGTACAGTAACTATGAACAACAAGTCCTGCAATTCCACCAGGGTTGCATCCTGCCATGGGTGCGCCGGATCGAACTCGAAGTCGAACGCAAACTGTTGCGGGGGGACAAGAAGCTGCAATGCAACTTCGATGTCGACACGCTGCTGCGGGCGGATAGCGAGAACAGGGCAAAGTTCTACCACTCTCTCCTCCAAGACGGCGTCCTCAGCATCAACGAGGTCAGAAGCCGTGAAGGACTTGGTCCGGCTGATGGTGGCGATGAGCACCACATCCTTATGAATTCAATCCCATTGAGCCGCATGAGCGACTATGCAGACTCGGTGACTAACTCTACATCCTGACACCAAGAGGTGAAATTAAGGCAATAGCCTGACATTCTCAAGATGTTGTCAGGTTTATAATTGACAAAATACATCTCTAGATACCAAAGAAGACAATGGCTGATTACCACTACGACTTGAAAGTCATCATGTGCCGTGAGCGCGGAGATACCGCTGCCGTCGGCGCCCTAGCCTACAGCGAATCTACACGAGAGGTTTGGAACCTAACTTACGAAGCCGCTGGCGCTGCTAATGAAGCGGCTGCTAAGGTGCTTTTCCTTGCGGAATACGCAGCGAAACTACCTAGCGCACCTCAGCACATCAAACGTATCGGAGCGAATCTATTGACGGCTTTGGGCACTAGCGCCACGGTTGCCAATCACGCCACCGCCGCATCTGGAGCTTGGTCCGAGCGCGTGGGCAAGGACGTATTCCGGTACGAGATCGGTGTCACGGAAGACGAGGATGCCGCAGCCGCAGCCACCGCACGCACAGCTCACAACCTAGCCTGATGGCCGACTCCTACGGAGGATACCCAGACTCAGCAAAGGCAGCCGCTCGGCGTGCCCTGCGCCACCGTGAGAAAAACGGTAGCAAGTGCGGTACCCCTGTGGGTTGGGAGCGTGCCAATCAGATCGCCTCTGGTGAGAAGCTCTCGTTGAAGACCATCAAGCGCACGTTCTCCTTCCTCTCTCGCGCAGAGACCTACAACCAAACCAAGTTTACAAACGACAAAGGCAAAGAGATTTGCGGTAGCGTTATGTATGCAGCCTGGGGCGGGACGTCTATGCGTAGCTGGTGCAGTGGCGTCATCAACAAAGCTGAAGGCCGTGCCGCAGCGATCAGTGGTGACGTAAAGAAAGGGTTGGAGAAGAAGGTTGAGGAGCACAACGAGAAGATCTCGGACTCCAAGAAAAAAGCTACTTATGGCATGCTATCCGCTGTATTCCGTCGCGGTGTGGGTGCCTACAAAACGAACCCTGGGTCTGTAAGACCTAGCGTGAAATCACCCGAGCAGTGGGCATACGCTCGTGTGAACTCATTTCTTTATGCCCTCAAGAACGGAAAATTTAGAAGCGGTAAGCACGACACGGACTTGTTCCCTAGTGGTCACCCGCTCAGTTCAAAAGACTAATCAATGGCTAACAACGTAGAAAAACGATTTCTTACGCAAGGCTTTGAGGTCCGTGCCGAGGAAGGTAAGCCCACTGTAGT